CTTTTTCACTCATTTTTCCCAAAAATAGTTAATATTTAGCTAAATATTCCTTACTTTTGAGCGGCTTTTTGCAGTAAAACTTCCAGTGCGCGAGAGGTAACTTCTGCAGAATTCTGGCTTGCAATCAAAGCATCATCAGCAGTTTGTTGTGCTACAGCAATTTTCTGATCTTGTACAGCTTGTTGTGCAGCAACTTTGTCACGATAAGAAACAAATTCACCTTGAACCTTTTCTACGTCACCGTTAGTTGCACAGCCAGCCAAAACCATAGTTGCTACCAGAGCCATTGCAGTCATAAATACTTTCATTTGTATCTCTTTATATAATATTACTGGTCGAATGTAGATAAGCTCGACCAGTATAGTTAACTATTCCCAATTAAAGGAACAGTGCAATCAGCCCGACTGGAAGAATTTCCAAGAAGAACGAGCCAATGTTTTTGGGATAATAGTGGAAGTCAGCACTCTCGCTGGCTTTAGCCACATACTTATCCATCATTTCTTTATGCATAGCTGCTTGGTTAGTATCTCCCATTTCAGTATACATAACCCAATACTTTTGGTGTACTTCAGCCATTTTCAAGTTCTGACACATAGCAGACTCAAATACAGTAGAACCACCTGCACTAACAGTAGAACCAGAAGCACCCTCTTGACAAGACTGAGGGAACACTCCAGCAGCAGATGAAGCAGCTACATCTTTATTATTAGATGCGTCTACAAAAGTGTCAGTAGTAATATCAATAGAACTACTAGAAGAAGAACCAGAGCTAGAGCCGGAAGCTGCACTGGAACCTTCTGAGATAGCTTGTTGAATTTGCTGCTGCTTTTGTTGTTGCTCTTGTTGCTGTTGTTGTTGCTGCTGTTGTTCAGCAGTGCTTCTACTATTACCATTGTTGCCATTGTTGCCGTTATTACCGTTATTTAGTCCTGGAGGTATCTCAAATGGTGGTACAGCATAACTAACTGCTGAGACAGACATGAAGATACATACAACCAACATCTTTACAAGTTTCATTTATTTATTCCTTCTAGAATTGGTTTCTCCAGTTTGCCACAGGAAGTGCTGTGGCTCACTTAATGTTGTTCCACTTTAGGTTCAGGTGGCAATTCAATTGGTTGAGATACTTCGGGAGAACCTGCTGGAAGCTGTCCTCCAAATTCTACCTCAAACCATGCTTTACCTAAATAATATGAAACAGCATTTTCATCACCTGGAGGAACATAGTCTTCACCATATGTATCCATTAAATACATAGCCTTAGTAACTGGAGGTGTCTTAGGCCCAAATACTGTTAGCATTTGTTGGTAATAACCAGCAGCTGTTTTTGGCTCACCTGTAGATAGTTCTTCATCGCTATTAAACGGTGTAGCTCTAGTTGCAGCTTGCAGTTTAGCTCTGGTAAGAACTTCAGGTCTAAATGGTTTAGATAGGGCTTTTAATTGAAAGTCGTGATTATCTAAGATTATCTCTTGTTCACTCCTCATTTCATCCATATTAATAAACCTCTTTATAATAAGTAAATATTCCATTAGGGTTAACTTGTTGAGAGAAGCCAAACTTAGCAAACACTCTTTGCCAACCTTTCCTAGTTGTATGGAACACTACTCTTTTAGCCTTAAACACCATACTGGCAACATCATTTATAGCTTCAAATGCAGCAGTTATTCCTGTTATATCATCAGGAGGTCTGATATAGCCATGCCATATAACAAGCTCTTCCCCATTCATAAAACAAGTGAAGAAACCTTTAGCAACTAAGTCTCTGCCGCCCACAACAAACAACACCCTACCACTGCATATCAAGTCCATCATCTGGTTAAGGTTTTGTTTTTGACCACACCTATCAAGCCCTTCTTCTAGTAAGGACATTTGAGGGAAAATACCTTCTGCATCACTAATGATACTAAAATTGATTTTCCCTTTCATGGCCAAGTGAACCAGTGGAATGTACCATTAACTGTACCAAACACGTTTGTAGGCATATTGAAAAATGCAACAGTGTTTGGATTACTTGCTGTCCAGCCCAGATTGGTTACATATAACTTTTCTATCATGTTATTGTCTGTAATACGAAGTGTCTTAGATGCAGGCGCTGATCCATATAAATTAATATATCCACCAACTCCTGGCATATAACGTAACTGATCTATTTGCACTCCATTATAATCCCCCTCAAAATACCCCGCTACATTTCGATGTGTGCCCCATGAGCCGCTTCCTTGATCCCAATTCTGACATTTAGTACCAGCCCATTTACCGTGGAAATTAGCTATTGATATCAAACTATCAGGGTCTGGTCTCTGGGCAAGCCCTCTCCATTGCGTATTATTGAAATTACAATTCAAAAAACTATAAGGCTGTGTATATCTAAGTTGATTTGCAATATCATCAAACCCTAACTCTCCGCTACTTGGAAGCGCCATTTTTAAGCTCCTCTATTTCGGCCTTTAGTTCATTTACCTGGGTCTTTAATGCCTTTATTGCTTCTATAAACAGGCCAGCCATATTGCCGTAAGACACCGCCATAAAGCCTTCATTATCTATGGTAATAGCTTCTGGATGCTGCTCATACACTTCCTGAGCTATGACACCCGTATCTCTACGACCCTCTACAGTAGCATTAGTTCGTTCAAATGTATAACCATTTAGGGCACACACCTTATCTAATGCACCATCTATCTTTTCTATATTCTTCTTCAGTCTGATATCAGAATATCCTACTATGTTACCGTAAGAAGCAACAGTACACGCAGCAGTTGCAGTGTTACCACTTATAAGCAAACCATCGCCTGAGTGTCTTACTTGACATGCAGTTGAGCCACCCCTATGAAAGCCAATACTAACATCACCACCATTACTATTGTTAGTTAACTCTAATTGGCCTGTAGTATAGGTAGTATTAGTACCAGTGGTCATATTAATGGTAACTTTGCCATTAAGAACTGGCTGGTTTGCGCTGATACCTTTATTAGTTTGGACAAATGCAGTAGTTGCAGCTTTATTTGTATTGTCATTAGCTGGAGGCGCTGGAACAGTGAAACTTGCTGCTGATACAACCATATTCCCACCAGCAGAAGAACCATTACCACCAGTCACAGACAAACGACCATCATGATCTGTAACAGTTGCACCTGAGTGAAAGTCTATATAAGCTGTACCGGCCGTACCATCTGTTCTGCCTAATTCTATCCCACCAACACCTTTAGTAGCTACACTAATTCCACCCTCAAAAGAGGCAGTACCAGTAAATGCAGGAGAGGAAAGGCTAGCCTTATTTGCAAGACCAATCGTTACAAACGCAGTTGTAGCCAGCTGAGTAGAGCTGATACCTTGCGTAGCTGTTGGTGCCGAAGGGATGCCGGTGAATGTGGGACTGCTAATATTAGCTTTGAGATTATCTTGACTATCGACGTATGTCTTATCTGCCTTTGGAGTGACAGAACTAACCAAGGCTAATGTGGATACATCTACACCGTTCTTCAGCAATTTTCCTGTTGTATCAGCCCATTGTGGCAAGTAGTTTAAGCTGCTTGTAGCTGGGCCTACTACATCGCCTTGACTTCCTTTATTAGCTTGTACAAAGGCTGTAGTTGCTATCTGCGTTGTATTAGTACCAACTGTAGCTGTTGGCGCTGTTGGCGTACCTGTGAAGGCTGGTGAATTTATATTAGCCTTATTGCTTGTATAAGATGCACCTATTAGATGTGCAAAAGCAGTTGTGGCTATTTGTGTATTGCTTACTTCACCTGTAGCTGTTGGTGCTGTTGGCACGCCTGTTAAGGCTGGACTAGCAAGGTTAGCCTTATTTGCAAGACCTGTAGTAACAAACGCAGTTGTTGCTAACTGTGTGGTACTAACGCCCTGTGTAGCTGTCGGTGCAGCAGGTGTACCTGTAAATGTAGGAGAATTTATATTAGCTTTAAGGGCATCTTGTTGATCTACATAAGCAATAGTGGCTAGTGAAGGATCAGTTGGGCCTTCTGGCCCCTGTATTCCCTGCTCTCCTTGTTCACCTTGTATACCTTGAATACCCTGTGGGCCAACATCACCTTGGTCGCCTTTATCTCCTTTTAAGCCTTGCTCTCCTTGAATACCTTGAATACCTTGAATACCTTGCTCACCTTGTGGGCCAGTATCTCCTGTAAGTCCTGTATCACCTACATCACCTTTATCACCTTTATCACCTTTAGGGCCGGTATCACCTACATCACCTTGTGGGCCTGTTAATCCAATTGGCCCTTGTATACCTTGTGGCCCTGTATCTCCGGTAAGTCCTGTGTCACCCTTGGCACCATCTACACCATCAGCACCTGCTGGGCCTTGTATACCTTGCGGCCCTGTGTCGCCAGTATCACCTTTAACACCAGTTAGACCAATATCTCCTTGATCACCTTTATCGCCTTTAACACCGGCTGCCCCTGTGTCACCTATATCACCTTTTTCACCTTGTGGCCCTGTTAAGCCAATCGGCCCTTGTATACCTTGCGGCCCTGTGTCACCTACATCACCTTTAGCACCAGTATCACCAGTATCTCCTTTAGCACCAGTATCACCAGTATCTCCTTTTGGCCCTGTAGCACCAATATCTCCTTTTGGCCCTTGCTCGCCTTGTATACCTTGGGCACCATCTGCACCATCATTACCATCTAAACCAGCGTCACCAGTATCTCCTTTATCTCCTTTAACACCTTGTATACCCTGTTCTCCTTGTATACCTTGTGGGCCAACATCACCTTGATCGCCTTTATCACCTTTAGCGCCAGTAGCACCTGTATTACCAGTGTCACCTTTTGGCCCTTGGATGTTACCAGCATTAACCCATCCTGTAGGATTGGCGGCAGTTGTTAGGAATACATACATGTCACCAGCATTATAATCAACACCAGCAGCACCCTGATATATAATTGATTGACCTTCTAGTATTTGTAAGTCTGTAATAGGAACTCCAGGTGCATCCCAATCAGCAGGTATAAAACCATTTGTTGGCAGATCATTTGGAGTTTTAGTTGCACCAAAGGAACCAATGATAACAGTGGCCATACCATCTTCTCCGGTATCACCTTTGTCCCCTTTAACACCTTGTATCCCCTGTTCACCTTGAATACCTTGTGGCCCTTCATTTCCTTGAATACCTTGTGGGCCAGTATCACCAGTATCACCTTTAGCACCATCAAGACCATCAAGACCATCACTACCTGCTGGGCCTGTTAAACCTATTGGCCCCTGCTCTCCTTGTATACCTTGGTCGCCTTTAATACCTTGTATACCTTGATCGCCAGTATCTCCTTTCTCACCCTGTATACCCTGAATACCTTGAGGGCCAGCTTCACCTTGTATACCTTGCTCGCCAGCAGCGCCTGTAGCACCAGTGTCACCAGTGTCACCTTTATCACCTTTGGCTCCTGTATCACCTGTATCACCCTTGTCACCTTTAGGGCCAGGAGTTAGCGAGATGTTAGCTAGGTCATCAACTGTTGCTAATGTAGCAATATCTACTCCAGCTTTAAGGAGCTTACCAGTATTGTCTGCATATTGTGGCAAGAAGTTAACTGTACTATTAGCAGGGCCACTAACATCACCACCACCAGCATTGGCAACACTAGCTGCTACGAATGCTGTAGTAGCAATCTGTGTAGTATTAGTACCTAATGTTGCTGTAGGAGCAGTAGGTGTACCTGTTAATACAGGACTATTCAAATTAGCTTTACCAGCAAGGCCAGCGAACACATAAGCAGTTGTCGCCAACTGTGTAGTGTTATTTCCTTGTGCTGCTGTTGGTGCAGCAGGAATGCCAGTAAATGTAGGAGAAGCTATATTAGCTTTGAGGTTATCAGCATTGTCTACATAAGTCTTAGTTGTAAAGTCAACTAAGTCTGCTGGAGTTGCAAATGTACTTACAGGAATACCACCTTTAAGGAGTTTACCTGTAACACCATTCCATTGTGGCAAGTAATTATCAACACTAGAAGCAGGGCCGACAACATCACCGTCTCCACCGACAGGACTTTGGTTAGCAAGAACAAAAGCTGTGGTAGCAATTTGTGTACTATTGTTACCAACTACTGCTGTAGGTGCTCTAGGAATACCAGTGAAGGTTTGACTTTCAACTCTTGCAAGTTCATTCCAAGGTTCCCAAACACTACCAAACTTAGTTCTGGTAAATACTCTCTCAGTTACGTCTGATTCATATCTCTGACTACCACTACTGGAAGATTCCATAATAGTATGTAGAGAACCACCTTCAGCAATAGGTATACCAGTGCTACCAGCAATAACTCTACCATAACTTGTCACAACAACAGCATTAGCATCTGTTACAGTAGGAGCATATCCAAGTAAACCACCAGCACCTACAAGCAACACTCTTCCAGCAGTAGCATCGCTCTGTGTTGTTTGTGTGGTAGCATAGGCACTATTACCAAGTACATTACCAGTTTTAATTAGCTTACCACTGTCATCAGCGAACAATGCAACTTGATTTATTGCCGAACTTGCAGGGCCAGTAACATCACCTCCACCAGCATTAGAAATACTCGCAGCAACATACGCTGTAGTCGCAATCTGTGTGTTATTACTTCCTAGCGTAGCAGTCGGGGCTGTGGGAGTCCCTGTAAGCGCCGGAGAGACGAGCGGAGCCTTGGCAGCTAGTAGGGTATCGGTTTCGCTTGCTCGCCTCACCTGCGAGCCGCTGGCCCCTGCTGGAACGATTAATGCCCCTGTCAGAGTGCCGCCAGACAGCTTTAGATAGCGTAAATCGTTCGCTGCGGTACTAGCTGTATATAAGTACCAGAAGCCTTTACTGGCACTATAAGAGATGTTAGCACCTACAGGACAAGTAGTAGGCTCTGGTGTTCCAGTAGATGAATCAGGAGGAATAACATTCAACACACCTTCTACAGTTATGGAGTACAAGTCTCCACTAGAGGCTCCAGTTGGTAGTTGTCCACCACTAGCATCCCAACCACTAATGAAGTTAAATCCACCAATAGATATATACTCAGATGGTATATGTCCAGTAGCATCTAAAGGAGCAACACCACTGTTAGCACCCTTTTGTGATAGTGGTATATATGTACTACTTACATCTGTAACTAAAGCATATTGAGGATGGTCATTATCTGCCAACCCTGTTAACGCTCCATGATCTACAACTGGTGTTGGTATAAAACCATTGATATTACCAGAGTGTATAACTTCATATTGTGTGCCTGGAGATGTGGCTGGTTCGAATTCTAGCTTATCTCCAGAGGCACTTTTAATGTTATTAGTAATTAGTTCATCAGTGGTAACACCACTAACAACAATCATACCATTAGCATCTTTAAGTACAGGTCTTACAAGTCCTGTTCTTACGTTTACACCGTTTTGCAATCCAACTAATTCTAATGGATTGTTATTATTGCCTAGTGGAAATTCACTAAACTTCTTACTAGCCATAGTTATCTCCCTACTTATATTTAACGCATTTCATCATAAGGATACCAGCAGGCAAGTTAAATGTATTACCTGTTGCGCCTGTAGTTCCTGATTGTGAAGTGGATCTCTGATCTGGAGCACCACCATCATCAGTGTAGCCACCAATGGGTTGTTGTGCTGTAAAGGTGTGAGTGTGGCTTTTAACTTCACCAGTAGTTGTAAGACCTGCATAAACACCAGCACCGTTAAGTGTAGGTTGCCAACCTGGACACCAAGGCATACCAAATGTTGTAGAACCATTACCAGCACCCCATTGAGTACCTATTGCAGCAAACAACTTTGCATATGTAGTTCTTGATATATCAGTTGGTTGAAAAGGTAGTGTTAGATAACCATCAGGAGCCACAGCACCAGCAAAGTCTATAACGCTTCCAATTGGTGTAGGCATAACTAAGCTGGCAATAAAAGCCCTAATCCAACTTGTGTTAACTACTTTTGTACTATCATCACTTTGAGGTACTGTAGGAACAGTAGCTTGTGTTGTTACATTAAGTGTAGTTAGTGTAGCTGTACTATTACTTACATTAACACCACTAATATTGCCACCAGAAATAGTTACGTTATTACTATTTTGAGTAGCAATAGTTCCTAATCCTAATGTATTTCTTTGTTCAGTGTTGTTGTTATCATCTAGTATGGCTAGTCCAGCAGCAGTAACTACTGCATTGTTTCCTTTAACCTTTTTACCAGTAGTTCCGTCAAACAACACCATAGAGTTATCTGTGGATGAAGCAGGGCCGGTAACATCACCAGTAGATTGTAGTACAATAGGATCTGTCATATAACCTCCTTATGTGTTAGAGACTTGTCTGTCAGTAAGAGCCTTAGCCCATATCTTCAGAGAGTTGTAAGAGTTAGTTATTTGGTAGTCAGGATTTAATACAATCTGACCATCTGTTGGTAGATTTACTACAGCAGGAACACTTGCATAAAGAAAACCTTGCACATATGTTCTTATAGTTGTTCCATCATATGTAACGCCAAACTTTAATGGAGTATTTACTACTAGGAAAGATGCTGGTAAAACTACTATTGATTTTTGTACACCACCTTCTGAGTATAGATATATTACACCTTCGGCATTCCTATAAAACCCACTATTCTTTGTTCCAGATGGATAACGCAATAACCAACCCCAAACACTTTGTGCAATACCAAGTTCACAATCTAATACTATTGTATAATTTTGAAAACCAGACAAATTATTTAGTGTAGGGTATCTTAAAGATTCTGAACTCAGGCTATCTAACTGTAATCCCTTAACGGATTGTCTAGGCTCATTAAGTCCAGCAGTTGCAGCTTTACCACTTTTATTTATATAGCCTCTGCCTGCTGGTGCAGTAAATACTACATCACCCATTCCATACTTAATATTAATACTATTTCTAAAGTCAACACCGAAGTCCATGAAAGGAGGTACAAATGTTGCTTCCACAGATTCCCTTAATGGTAGATAGTCTGCTTCTGATAATAGGTTAGTTGAAGCTCCAAGGTCATTGATAAATACAGCCTGAGAGGTAGCATCCAAACCAATCTTAGCAACACCTTTTTGAATGAAAGTACCGCCAGTATCACTATTAATTTTTGCATTTAAGTTAGCAGCACCTACACCTGTAGCTGCGTTCAAATGATTAACAAGTCCAGTATAAGAACCACCAGTTACAGGAACAGCACCAACTTGTGCTGCTGTAACTACATGAGGGTTAGCTCTGTTTGCAACGTGGTTATTAATGTCTGTTTGAGGTACATTAACTTTGGCGTCTATTTCAGCTCTTGTGTAGGTATCAAGGATAGCACAAGTAAGCTGATGAGGATTAGACATATTAGCAGTATGACTATTCCAGCGATTAACTTCTGTATCATACTGTGCCCTTGTAATCTGTATTGAAGATCTTTCCCATTGTGTAGCATTATTGTTCGGAGTAAGTGTAGTAGATGGAGCATTTACTTTAGATACATAAATAAAACCATCAGCTTCATTCCAAACTGTTGCACCATTAACATAAGTAATATCACTTCCCCATTGAAACTGACCACGTTCAGCTAGAGATAGTGTATTAGTATCATGTCTGTTGTTAATAAAGTTAAGCATCTGATAGATAGGGATCTCAGCAATCCAACCTAAGTTGTACTTATCTGCTCCAGGATCTATATTTGGTGTTGCTGGTGCAGCAGCCCAAACTCTCCCTAAGACTTTTGTATCCATAATTAATACCTCTTAAGTTTGTATGTTGAGTTTCTGTCTAGGAGTTAACCTATTAATCCATACTTGGAAGTTACGGACATTGCCAGTGTTTCCAAAGTAGTAGGTTAGTGAGTCTGATAGCAAGTGCATATCCCTTACAAACAAAACATCATTGAGAACATAAGCTATAGTACATTGTGTAGCACCCAACATGTCTGGAATGTCTATGGTTATAGTAGTATTAGCATTTAATTTAAGACCTTTTAATTCAAATGCTGGTACGTTGGGCTGTGCTACTTGAGCGTTACCAGACCTATCTGTATAAGCTAATGTCCCACTTCTACTATAAGTTATGTTGGCAGTAGAAGAAAGATCAAACTTTAGTGGTATTGATATATCTCTTACAGGTAATGTAAATAAACCATTATAAAGATTTCTAGCATCTATATATGTGTCAGCAGACAGTAGCATTTGCCACTTACCACCTAGTCTATAATCCGAAGTACCTAAGCCAATACCACCATCATTATCTCTGGCAAGAATAATCTTGTCAGAGTTGTACATAAGCTCACCTTGACTACCAACCTTGAAACCATTTAGGTAGTTAATTCTGCCAGTGAAATTGCCACCACCAAGTGCAGGAAGTGTACCAACACCTATAGCAGTTTCCACATGAGGGTTTGACTTATTGTTTACATGATTGTTAGTGGTAGTTACTATTGGAGATAGCAAACCATCTATTTGGCTTTTAGTATATCCACCTATTTGTGCAATAGTCTCACTATGTGCAAGTGGCGTACCAACATGAGTATTATGTTGGCTGAACATACCTTGTGTAATACCATCATATGCAGCTTTGGTATATGCAAGAACAGGAGTCCAATCTTCATCAGCAAATGTTTCTGGCCCTTCTTGTTTAAGATAGTCCATGTATTCTGAGTAAAGAGTGTCAACACCATCTTCATGTATAATAGGATTGACAATATCAACCACACTAATAAACATCTGAGGTACACCATTATATATAGCAATGGCACCAAACTGATAGTTAACTGTAGATTGATATAGCTCCCAACCATTCTGTAGCTTCTGAAGTTCTATATCTTCAAACCTTTTGAGTATATAGTTTTCCCACTCTTGAGGTTCAGTTTCTGCTTCCCACCCTTTCAAATACTTACCTGGGCCACCTTCACCACTAGGATGATCTACATCATCATCAGGGTCTACTACTTGTGAGAAAGAGTCGGTGGCCCAATTGTAATTAAGTCTACTATATCTTGTGGCCATACAACCTCCCTACTTTAAGTAAACTCTCATTAGTATATGGTGTAGTATCAATGATACCACGGTTGTCTTGTACTACGAACTTTACACCAGTAGGTCTTACCATGTTCATAGTCAGACCAATACCTACACGCTGCAATTGTCCCAAGTTTTCATGGATAGTAATTAATGCATTGTTAGGTGAAGGCTCTGTTATCTCTGTATCACACTGCATACCAACAACATAATCAATGAAAGTAAGTACGTGTTCAATTCTACAATTGGTGCTATTTTGGATAATTTTTGCATATATAATGTTACGATAACTTGAGTCATCTAGTATCAAATCATTACTGTCTAGTTGTCCTCTGCCCTTATATACACCACCTAAAGTTCTATCATAGTAAGAGCCAATAGAAGGAACTTTAGATTCAGGATCATCATAGAAACCAAAGTAACCAATAGGTGAAGCACCATAGAAGATACGACCTATACCTACAATCTCTCCAATAATATCTAGTTGATAACCATAAGCATCTGCTAAGTATCTATAGTTAATAGTATCTTCAATAGCTTTAACTAATATATCTATTTCACCCACAAAAGCTTTAATGTAGTTTTGTAGGTTTGGAGAATCTTTGTATTGCCATATGAGTATATCTACAACTTTTTCTGTTGGTACGATAAACTCTACTGTTTTGCTTGGTTTAAGAGCCACTTACCACCACCTTGCTAGTATCTGTCCTAGCTCGTTGCTGTACAGTTATTGGCAAGTCAGCTGTACCCATAGTGCCAGATGCAGTAAACTTAATAGTAATACTCGTTACTGATACATTAGGTGTAGCTTCAAGAACCACGTTAAACAGTTTAGACCAAACAACATCATCAGATATTTGCAAGTTGTTTATATACTCTACAAGTGCATTCTGTGCAAGACTTTCACTATCAAGTGAAGCACCTTGCAGCTTCTTAATCACAACAGCAATATCAATATCAATAGGTACTGGTCTGCTAATACCAATAGGGTGAGGATAGCCTCTAGTGTCATAAACTTGAGTAACAATATCACCAAAAGCTTGACAACCAATTGGTTTGTTATCGTAAATAGCCTTAGAGATTTCCTCTGGAGTACCACCCTCTACAATAGTTAAGAAGCTGTGAGCAGGTATACCATTAACAGGAACATTTTCATAGTTCTCAATAATAGCAATATAGGGAAGTCTCAATCTAATAACTGCTGCATATATAGCATCAATAGAAGATGTACCAGCGTTAACTACTAAAGATTCCCTTCTGGCTCTTAGTGCTGGATCTTCTTCTGAGATAATACCAGTGATTCCAGGCTCTAGGTTAGTTGCAGAAGATAAGCCTGCAATAACATCTGTAATGGTATTTACTTCGTTAGCTGCAATGTATATAGCTCCAGGTGTTGTACACTCAGCAGTTACTACTTCTGGTATTACAGCATCAGCTATAGTAGCAAACTCCAAATCATCAGAAGTTTTAATTATATATCCTTTTGGTATCAGTGTGCCGTTCGATCCATTGAAAGTAATAGCAACTGTTGTTGGCTGGTTACTAATCCTAGTTACACCATTCAGTTCACATAGTTTATCTAGTCCTACACCAAAAGAACTGGAAGGACTATAGGCATTGTAAGCAGCCTCAGCTTGTTGCCACATAGTTGCAAGCAAGTTTGATATAACACCAATTACTTGACCATCAGCACTTTCAGGTGATGTATCAAATCCTGTACCAAATTTTGCAACCATGCTGCTATTAATATCGTTTGTAATCTCTACTAGGCTTCTAGGTATGAAGCCTTCATTCGTAACTCCAGCCATATTAGCCTCCTACTGTTATATTGTTTGAGAACTCTCCCCAATCTGATTGGGCAACAAATGTGATTGTAAGTATCCTAGTATCTTTATTCAAACTAAGTTCAATATTTAATACATCCTGAACATGATCTACTTTTCTGATCTCATCTGTTACCAGAGCTTGTATTAAGGATATGTCTGGAGCTTTAGTGAATACACTATCAAACCAAGGCATACCAAGCTCAGGATTAGGAGGCCACTCACCAAGAATAGTTTGTAGTCTGTTCCTAACTAGCTGTGCTGTTAGTGCTAAACCCTCTACTCTCTCTGCACCTCTGCCTACTATAATGTCCCAAGTAGAGGGATCTAGTTGTAAATTTCCTGCCATATATTACTCCTTAAGCATCAGGTATTGGCCCATGGTTGTGAGTATGAGTGGACAGGTTAACAGTCTTAGCTGTAACTTCAGTGTTAGACTTTATAGTTCCCGTCACCAGAAGCTCACCAGTTATTTTGACATTACCTGTGATGTTTGTATTTGGAGCGGTAACTTCTACAAGACTGTTAGCAACTACTTTTACAGTAGGTGTAGTCAAATCAAGTTCCACTTGAGATAGAACTTCTATTACACCATTTGGCTTAAGTGTTATACGTTGACCTCTATCTACATTTCTTAATTCTACATCTGTAGGGCTAAAATTAGGTATTGCTTTAGCTACTGGATTAAAACCAACTATACATAAGGTGTCATCTATATCATGATCCTTAAAATATGCAGGTTTAGGTATACCAGAACTATACTTACCTATCTCATCAGAATTGTTATACAACCAATGCTCATAACCTTTCTGGCTGAATATAACTAAACAACTGTCGCCAACAGCTATAGGGAAAGTAATACTGTAACTACCACACTGAGGGAAGTGTACAGGAACGTCAGTAAGTATTGGATATTGTATAGTTTCATAAAGAGTGCCAATACCATTATAAAACCTTTCCATAGCTAACTTAACTGTAGCTAATTGTGTCACAGGATCAAATGAAGTAATGGTTCCAGGATATGCAGTATTTGAATTACTCATACATTCACCAATATATTACTGTCATCTATTACCTGAGATAAGTCTCCAGGTTCTATAATAAATAACCTAATACCGCTAAACTTAATTGGATCTAATTCTGCATCAGCAGCGTTTACAACATAGATATTAAATGGTATTCCATACTGTCCCAGTATGTTAACTCCACCTCTAATACATAAACCTTTAATTGATACATCATTATATCTAAAGTCGCATATCCAACAGAAGGTGAATATATTCCACCTCATTGCTGACATATATACTGTACCACCTTTATAATCAAAAGTGTTACCATAGCCTCTTTCAACTCTAATTCTCTTAGCCATTAGCATCTACTCCTGTAGCTACCTGTAAGATATTAACTCCCTGTTTAGTAAGCATACCGAACATGTTGTCCAGCCATGAACCTGTAGTATCATTCTTTACAGCTTCGAGAGCCTTAGAAAGTTCAGGGCTTATATAACCTGCTATGCCACCCTCTACCATGTACAACTTTTCAAATGATAAGCTAACAGGTAGCACACTGGAGTTAGAAACGTTCTGAGTAATTGAGGCACTTCTTATAACACTGTTCTCATATGTACCAAGAATAGTAGATACATGAACAATAGTACCTTGCATTACAAGTTCCTTTATAAGTTCAAACGCATCTTTTGTAGGACTACTATCTTTGTACATAAGGTTATCAACAACATTACCGGCACTGCCCAGCAAACTTCCAAGTACAGGACTTCCTCCACGAGCAAGCATACTGCCAGCAACTTTACCTACAGTACCTACGGATACAATATCAACAGGCATAGCAACATCTGTAACCCAACCATTCAAATTGAATTGTGGATTCTTTCTTATAGTGTGTTCGCTAACAATAAAACCATTACTAATTGGATAACCAGTTACTTCATTAGAGAAGTTATGACTTTCAGATAGTACAACATCTAATGACATAGACTTCCAAATAGTTGTGTCTAATTCTTCAGGTTCATTTTTGGCAGCTTCTTCCTCTCCAAATATGGTGCCTTTAATTGCACTAACACCTTTGTCTAGTTTATCACCTATCCATTCTTGAGCTTCATTTACATAGCCCTGTGCTTGCTGTAAAAGATTCTTTTCTGGTTCAGTCTCTTTCTTACTCTTCTCCGTACTCCAGAAGATTATTGATTTAGTAAATGCCATAATTAATCTCCTTAATCATTATGCAGTTGATTAGCCATAGCTAAATAGTTTAGTGAATGTTCACCAACTCCTTTCCCTTCATACTTGCCGTGGTTTACTATGTTATCTGACAACTCATTACCAGCAATATAGTTCCCATAGAATGCTTCAGGAGTAAACTTATCTCCATACCTTGACTTAATTTGCTCAATGTATTTCTTAACACCTTGCACACTTTGTCTAAAGTTTGTTCTATCTTTTACACCTAAATTGCTGGCTGTATCTGGCATAAACTGGAAAGGCCCAACTGCTCCTGCTGGAGATACAGCATTCATTTGTACTTCATTGTGCCCTCTATTTTCTATTTGAGCTACAGTCATTATCATTTCTTTAACATCTTCTCTTCCACCAGATGCTTCTTCTATAACTCTCATTTGGTCATCATTAAACTTAACCATTTTTGCAGCTTTAACACCTTTATCTACATTACGATAAGTATCACCAGTTGGATTTCCTGGGAAACTAGCCTGTAGCTTACCATTAGCATTAAAGATTATCTGAGGGTCACTAGGACGATAGCCACCTTTAACGCCACTAGCATTCTGTGCTGCTGCACTTCCTGTAGTAACATACTCATTAAATACAGTACCAGTTATGTTTGTTTCCCAAGTGTTAGTATAGTTGCTACCTGTATGCGACACGTATCTTATCTGGTATCTTTCATAAATCATATAACCAAAAGCTTTAGGGTCACGTATTAATATTGATTCATCACCAATACCGAATACGTTATATTCCTGTGTACCACCATCACCAATTTCCATTAGGAAAGTATAGTCAAGAATATCTCCAGCCTTAATAGCACCATCGAGATTCAGTTTAATATTCGTTGATGCTACTGTAAGTTGTGGTGTCCCTTTAATCATCCAAGGTTCTACTGTATGAACTTTAGCTTCACCACTAGCAATTTGATCTACAACAGTTCTAGAATTAACATCACTAATAATTTTTACATAAGAGTCTGTGAGTTGATAGTTAAAGCCTAGCTGCCTGCCAAGGCGTATCAACTCACTAGACATAGTTCCTTCTATAGTGTATGTATTTCTGACCTCACTAAGTACATCTTTGTTCATTCCAATATATACTGTAGAGTTAGGTATGAAGCCACCTTTACTTACGATAGCTTCAATTATCTCCTTATTAGTATATCCTACAAATGTACCTGTAAGTAGTAGTGGCTTAATAGGTACATAAGCCGAACGGGGAATACACCACATAGTAGTAACATGGTTAGGAAGTTCTTTCCGTCCCCATGTATTAGTAATGAAACCTTCCATAAGAACATCCATCTTTCCATCTTCATAACCAGCACTTAGGATGAATGTCTTATCTTTAATAGTGTACAACGACTGGACGAACTCAGGACTAAGGTTATAAACATCAATCTTAAGTTCGTCAGCATTCCAGCCTATCTGACTTTGCAGAATAAAATCTATTCTGTTTAAGGTGATAAGCTGTATGGTTTGATCTTTAGCTTTTACTTCTAATACAATCTTTCTCTTCCACATAGTACCTCCTTAAACAGTGCCTAATGCTCCATCAGGCTTAATGGCTGCTGCTACAGTTTTATCACCTCTGTTTCCTACGAAGTTGATATTACTGCCGTCAATTGTAACCAGAACATTTACATCTTTATTATTAGATGCTTGTGGTCTACCTTGTGCTTTCTCCCAATCTTCAGCAGACTTATCGTACTCACTCTTATAACCTCTTTCCTTCTTCTCTAATTCAGGGTTATGTTCCCAAGCAGGATTATAGTTATTATCTTTAGGAAGTTGTTTAGGAGAATGTCCTAGTCCGTAGTTCATATCTTTAGTTAGGTCTACCAGACTTTTAGTTAAACTATTCTCAGCACTCTGTGGAAGATTGCTCAAGTCTTTAAGGGCACCATTTACTTTGTCTGTGTTTGCTTTTGCTTCAGCCTCCCTTTTCTCTATATTTTCTGGAGACATACCTAAAGTTTTACTAACAGAACTAAAGATATTTGCATTCGGGCCACCAGTGTTAAAGTTGTCATATATGTCAGCGCCATATACAGCAGCCATACCACCAAGATTGTCCCTATCTGTAAGGAATTTTGAGCCTTGTGCAAGAGCCAGTACAGAGTGTTGAGTATCTCCGGAGTGCCCTAGTCTTAGTAAAGATGAATCAAGACCTCCAGACAACATCATAGAAGCTAAAGCTCTTTCACTATATTGTCCATTATTCTTGGCTCTTATAATAGAGACAAGTGCTGCTGGATCATTAGAGTGCTGCATAACATCTTCGAAAGTAACTAGACCTCTCATGGCAGCTACAAGTCTTTTAGCAGAGTCAAAGTTACCTGACTCCATTCCACCTGCCATTAAAGATATGGTACTCATTGCACCAGAGCTTTGACTCTGAGTCATTCCTCCAGCAGCCATCATTATACTGTTAGTAGTATATGTTGTAGGATCCATTCCAATATCATATGCAGCACCAATAAATCTATCAGTACCTTTAGCTGCAATATTAATACCAGACTGTAGAGTATCTACAACATCACCAACAAGACCTGCAACGGAAGCTCCTTTAGATTTTCTTTTAGGAGTAGCAGCACCACCATTTTTGGATGCAGATGATTTACCTCCACCTCCACCTCCACCGCTACCACCACTGGCACCAGTTGTTCCACCAACTCCTTTAGCAGCTTTAGCATCATCCTCTCTTTCAACCATAGCACCATGCTTCTTGCTTAGGATGTAAGGAGTCTCACCACCTTCTGCCAACATTGCTTCAATTTCTTTTAGCGGTTTTCCTTTGAACTGTCCTAGTCCTTCAACACCACGTTGAATATCTTTAGCAGCTCTTAAGCCCCATGTAGGGTCACGCTTAAATGTATGGTCACGAAGCTCTAACTCTTTCTTTTGATTATACGTTCCCTGTACAACAGTCATCTGATCTAAGTTACCAACATGCATTTGATGTTGTGCTTGATGATAATAATTCTTAAAGTCCTGAAACTCTGCCGTAGACTTAATTTCCAAACCTTCTCTCATAGGTCTGCCAGCTTTATCTACAAGCAACCTATCAATGGAAGTACCACCAGGAAATTGACTGTTAGTCAACATTGGCATCTTCATTGCTGTGATACCAGTACCACTAAACTTAGATTTCATATAAGCATCAGCAATAGGATCTTCCATGTCCACACCACGTTGCATGTGTTCATTCATTGCTTGAAACTTATTACTTGTTATATCGCTAAGTCTCTTACCAATTGTATTATTCAGCTTCTCATCAGAGATAGGCCCAAGACCTTTTACTCCTCTGTTGTTTCCAATCCAACTACTAATAACAGATGAAGTGGGAGTCCACTGTCTATCTTCGTGCCACTGTTTAGTACCTTGTTCTGCACCTCTAGTTAGTTGAGGGTTAGCTGCAAGATACGCTGCTAGTGGATCAATATTTCTCCCTAAGCCTAAGCCTGTACTAAAGGAACCTGCTTTACCAACAAGATCAGAACCCATGTTGCCGTCATATCCAATATGGGCAGGTTTGATAATTGTAGGTGCAGCACCTCTTGTAGTACCTTCACTTGCTCTATCATTGACATTTACATTAGTCTGAGAATGTGCAGCAGCAATTTCTGAGTTTGTGCCAGCTAAGTTTGGTTCATCCATTGCAGGTCTTGCATTAGCAAAGCCTCCACCTTCTCCAGACATACCTCCTCTATCGCTTCCTCCTACTGAGCCTGATGAACCTGAAGCTCCAGTAGTATTTACTACTTCTTCTTCTTCTTCCTCAAACTCCATAGGCATAGCCATTAGCAGTGCCATTTTATCTTCTTCTGACATATTGGCAGTATTAGTATTCCACCAATCTTCTAATGTATTTGCCTTTTGTTGTGGTGTTCTTATTAGTTCATTATCTGCAACACCAGTATTGTGTACCCACTGTTCTATGAGTTCTTCTATTCTTTCATCCATAGTTCTACTATGCTGTTCACCATAATCATCTGGAGTGAACATTGGATAGTCAGGAATATAATCACCAGCTCTATCTTCCCAATTACCTGTGAACTCATCATAGCCACTAACTCTATTAGGATTAGGTGCAGAGAAGTTCTCATTGCTTCCGAACGTCTTGCCAAAGTTTAGCTGGCTGCGAAAGAACTCATCTTGAAATTCTTCCATCATAGACTTGTATACAGGCCTGCCACTACCATCTAGTGTCTCACCTGCATCAGTACCAATCATGCCAGAAGGTCTAAAGTAGTTATCAAATGTCTTTCTTAGTTCATCTTCATTAAACCCATAGTCTCTCCAATCTTCTGGTGAGATACTGCCTTCTTCCATCATCTCTTCTAGTGACTTCTGAGTTATATCTGCAATAGGTTTGTTCCATACCATACCAGCTTGGTCAGGAACTTTATCCATACCTACGCCATATACGTTAGCAGCTTCTCTTGTAATCCTATTTATTGCAGCTCTCATAATAAGTTTCTGAGAGTTGCTCTCTATCTGGTCAACACCTTCTTTGCCATACCTAACGCTTGTTACACCGAAGCCAAGTAAGGAAGATACTACATGCTCTTCTCCACCATATATCTCAGAAGGATGACCTTCTTTATTAAGTGGAAACTTAATACCTTCACCAAACTTAGCCCTCATATCAATCATAGAAGGTAAAGCTTCTGTATAGGAAATAGGTGCAGTAGGTTTTACTCCAGACAAATCTCCAGCTTTAACTCCGGATTTAAATGCCTCTTCGAACTCTCCAATTAACATAGCATTATGAGCACCAACATTCTTAAACTGTGGTGGCATAGTATGTGCTAAGTATCTAGCAACTTTAGGAACCATATCCTCATGGCCTTCCTGAACATACATACGAGCTACGGCATTAAAGTATTCATCAATACTGCTGTTCTCATGAAGTCCCATAGAGTAATACTGCTGAGACTTAAAGTCATCTTCACTATAGTCCATCCAACCATCAATACCTTCCTCTCTTTTCCTCACTCCTTGTAAGAAATCTATAGAGCTAATCTGTTGGTAAGATGGTAAATCACCTTTAGTGTAAAGACTGTAGTCAAACTGCATAAACTCATCTGTAGCAACTGGCCCCCTTATAGGGATAACATCAGTTGATCTACGAGGGTCATTAGTAAACTGCTGAGAAGCACCTCTATTGAAATGCCCAAAGATAGCTGCAACACCTCTCAATGCGAGTTTGTTATCACCTCTCATTGGGTTCTTGTCACGATACTTTCTTATACGATCGTCAGTGTCATCTTCATATTCATCTTCATATTCAACAACATTTAACATACCAGTTGTTGATCTTTCTCCATCTTCTTCACTAACTTCATTGAGAGCGTCTAGTTGACCTTCCCAACTATCTTCACCTAACTTACCAGTAAGATGACTTATGCGAAGATGGTTAGAGTTAATTATACCAAAGATAGATAACTCATCTTTACTAAATACACTGCCTCTTTCAGCTATAGGAGTTTCATCATACAGCTGTGCCTTACTAAGAACTTGAGATAACACATCGTCATATCCCATAGCCTTAACTTTACCAGCCAAGATAACTTCAAGTGTCATCTTGTCAGCAGCTTCCTGTACTGTACCTGTACTTAGTTGTCCAGTCTCTTCCTTAATAGTCATCTCATTATATTGAGCTAAGTCAGACTTCTTCTTTCTATCATAAGAAACTTTTCTTGCAGTAGATGGTGAAAAGCCTTTAGCTTTTAAATCTTCTTCTGCAAACCTATTAAATTCTTCTATGTTAAGTGCTTCATATACTTCAGAAGTACTGAACTTTTCTACAGCATTATTTACATCATACTCCAAACCTCTTTCAGTCTCTGGAGTACCTGACAGAATATAGTGCATAAGCATATAGTCTTTAAGTCTTTGCTTTTCAAACTCAAAGTCTTGCTTTCTTCTAAATACTTTGTCAGCTTCAATTCTATAATTATATGTTTCGTATGCAGATTCAACTTTGGTTACTTTAAGTTCCTCTTGTACAGTCTTACCATTGGCTCCTGTAACAGCAACGAAGTGCTTAGGTTGATCTGGCAATTCTTTCTTGCCTGCTACCATTGGTGTAGCTATAGCTTTCTTGTATAACTTATCACCTTCTCTTGAAAGTGATCTAATCCATTTACCTTTCTTCAAGGTAAAGTTTCTTACTTTGGCACCTTCTACAGCATTATCCCAAGTTACTGTTACTGTTCTGAAAGAGCCTGCTGACATTGTTTCGCCAGCCTTTGTTCTAGGATTCTTCTTATCCCATTTTGCTTTAGAACCTTCTGGGTCTTTTTTCCTAGCCATAGTTATTCACCTCTCTTGAGACGTTCTTTAAGGTCAAGCAATTCATGCATCATAAACAAGTCATCAATACTATATGTACCATCTTGCAATTCCCTCATTAAACAGAGAGGTGGCTCAACAACTAGAGGACGATGCAGATAGTAATTAAGAGCTGGGAAATCTTTATCCAATTCTTGATCTTCTTCCTCAGTCTCATATATTGTATTACCATCTGCATCCAGTTTTATAGAAGTAACTTGTTCTTCAACTACTTGCTGCTGTCTTTTGTTTGCTGACCTTGCTCGAAAAAATCTTTGAAGTTTACCTCCAAAACAAATGCAAAGACTTTGTACATAAACAACAAGTCGCCAGATAGTTCAGTATCAAATGTGGAAGAATTAATTTCTTTACTATCAATACGAACACCGATACAGCAATCTTTTACAAGTGTAGTAAACATATTAATATTACAATTAGTTAAGATATAGGAGAAATGATTAAGTTCCCACTCTCCATAAACTAAAGGAAGAGCGGTATCTCCCAAAGCATTCATCATTCTAACTTGCATTTCCATAGCCTTTGTTGCAGGCCATTGGATTACATAAACCTGTTTGTTTCCTATTTCTCTTGTTTCTGATTTACACGCCACGATACTTCTCCTTATTCTCTTAACTAAAATAGGGACTACTATGGTAGCCCCTATGTGTTTGTTACAGTCCTACGTACTCATATTGACCTTGAACAAACCAGATTTGTTCATACTCAATAGTCCAACTCAAAGATACAATACCAGAACCACGAACGATAGCTGGCATTACTGGAATAAACCCATTAACACCTGTTACCAAAGTGACACCCATCTTATCGTTAAGCAGACCCTGAATAGGATCAAACACTTGACGGTTGCCAGACAAGCCAGTGTTTTGAGACAACATAGCTCTGCTGTTTAGAATGGTGTTGTAATCTGAGGTTTGCAGCAGGGCAAATACCATACGACCAGAACGGTCAGCGATAGTTGCTACAGACATTTCACCGCGAGCACCAATTACTTTAGTGTGTTGCACATTAGTACGGCCTGCACTAATGATGCTATTGGTATCAGTAAAGCCAGTTACTGGAATACCGTCGAGCAACAAATCGACATTATAAAAACTATACTGCTTCATATGTTACTCCTTTATTCGCTGAACGAGCCAGTGATAACAACCTTGTGGATTGCGCCAGCGCCAACTGCAATGAAAGTAATACCACGATAGATACGGTTGCCCTTATCTGCCGAGGATACATCACTAACAGGTACATAATTAATCTGATAACCAAGTTCCAGATAGGTTCCATCGGTAGTATTACCAGGAGCAATCAAACCGTTACGAACACCTTGTCTCAAACCTTGCTCAACCTTCTGGATAATCATGCCAACACCAGTGTCCGTGTATGGAACCTTAGTAGTAGATTGATACAGCAGATTGAATACATCAGTCTCAATGCGATTTTGCAGCCAGTCAGTACCATGAATAGTATCGAAGTAAGAACCACCAGCCATTTTACTTTCTGCAAAGAAGCTATTAGAACCAACATCAAGGAACACGTTACAGTTGATTAACTGTAGTTTAGCATTCTGAGTAGAGGTTAGTTTAGCAACTGGAATAGTAGGCAGCTTCTTATACATCAGAGTAATAGTAGTGTTAGTGCCTTCGAAGTTAACAGTGAATGCACGACCGGCAACAGAAGCACCAGCATAAGTGCCAGCAATAGGAGCATATACAGAAAGAGTTCTGCTATTCTCTTTAGCATCAATCTGACCAGCAATAGTAGATTCATTGCCCACTTCAAGTACGCCTCTGTCAGAGGTAGTGTTAAACATTACCTTAGTACGAGCTTGTACCCAATCAGAAGCACTCAATACAGAATCTGTATCGTCATAGGAGCTATCAAGAACTACACCGTAGAAAGTACCATCTACTTCTTCACACTTGCTCAGAGCTTGTGTAACAGTTTCTTGTGAACTACCTTGAGTGAGTGTTGCAGACAACAACTTCATAGCTGCGGCAAGACCACCAACATCAGCAGAAGCTACTGTAATAGTAGAACTCTCACCAGTTGTAGGACTTACTACTTCAAACTGAACACCATTGTAAAAGCAAATAGTACCTGCAAGTTCAGCAGCCATTGCAGTACTTACTACACCAGCGATAGCAGACAGGGATGTTTCTCCCGACAAATCTATGGCACTAATAGTAACGTCTGTACCATCAATAGTCATAGTAAAGCCACCAGCAGTAACAGCTTGCAAGTCTGCCAGCAGTGGTTCAGAACTACCAGTTGCAGTTGCTGGAGTTGGCGCACCAGAAACCAAACCTACAAGGAAGTAGACAGGCTTTGGTTGTTGTGCATAGTATGCAGTAGCAGCTTTATTAATTTCACCAGATGGGAAATCTTCTGCCACAGCAGACATAGAACTATACTGTCTAACACGTTCAGTAGTGTTAATTGGATTAGAGCCAGCACTAGCTTCTGGACTCAACATCAGCAGAGAACCAAAACCAGCTAGTCCCTGTGGTGTAGGAGCAAGAGCAATGCTGACATTGACATACTCGGAAATTGGAACAGTTGACATATATTAATGTCTCCTTTATTTGTGATATTTAATATCAATGTGTACAGGGACGACTACATCTTCAATTTGATGCTCGCCATTAATCTCTGCTTCTACAATTCTTGGGATTCTAGTTTCTTGCGTTCTGATAACATTAAAGTTAAGTCTTACTCCTGTTCTCACTTCCCATTGAGATTCCAGCGATAGTGTCCTAACTTGTAGTGGCCCTTTATCAATAAGAACCATTCCAGACTTTTTCATTAGGTCTAATACATCCGGCCTATAGAAACTGTTATTGAAGAAGTCTGCATCTACATCATCTCTCGAAAACAGTACGTCAAAGGATAATATCCGAATACCTTTAGTTCTAAATACAAATTCATCTGTATCTGGATCATACTCATTCTCGTATTCATCATATCCTGGGCTGAATGTTCCCATAGGTCTTACAGCAGCATAAGCATCTACAGGAGGACGTGGAGCATTCTTAAACATAGGGTAAGAGTAGTTAGGTTTTAATACACACTGATCGACAATCTTCTGTACGTTCTGAATGTCTATATCCATTAGTCCCACCCATTAACACTAGAAACTCTAGTGCCCCTTCTTTCTTTCTTGACAGCTTCCAAAGTATCTTTTACTTCCACATTAAAGCAATCAACCATTTGGTTAACAAGCTCATCAGTAAGAGGTACTGGAACAGACTCTTGAAGTATAAGGTTCTGAACCTTAGCTCCAATAAGTTTCTGAAAGCCTGCTGCTTCATAGTGTCCATGCTGCAACACAATGTAAGTTGTGTCGTAGATACACAACAATGATCTAATAGGAACATCGTGTGTAGTATGAAAGCCCATGAAGGCTGGTATTCTTTCAAGCTCAGGGTTTGCTTTAAGCTGTTCCCCGAATACACCTTCCTCCCTATTGCCGTATGGGAGAGGTGTAGCTCTAATCTTTATAACTGGCCCCATAGCATTAACTACCCATTGATTGTTTGCATCCCAATAGCCACCAATAGGTGCTGCAAATAAAACATTATCAACAGTAGTATATCTGTTAAAGGCTCTTCGTTGGTTTATCATTATGGATAACCAGCAGCAACAACACGAGCACCGGCAAATGCTTGGTTACGCCACTTAATATATTGTTGACCATAGATAGTGGACGTATAAAGTCCAGCACCACTTATACCTATGTCAGCAGACTTACCTGTAGCGAAGTCAACTTCAACTTCATCTACGTCTGTCTTGCTGAGAGGTAACATTGGTGTAGTGTCGCCAGAGCTACTAGCGTCAGAGATTGCAAGGTTGTGGGCGATGAGGTATGACAATGCAACATCATACACAGGCTCATTGAGCCACCTATTAAAGTCATCACCCATTTCCAAGACAGCATCACCAAAGTAAATATCAAATCTACCTTGGCTAAGACTAGAGAACTCTGGAAACCTTGCTGTAAAACTTGCAAGATCAACCATTGTTCATTCCTCTATGTTAGACACACAGAGTCTGGTAAAGATCATTAATCTCATCCAGAGTATGAGTCTCGATTGTCACAGTAATCTTCTTCTTAGCAAGTGCTTTAATCATTGCAGGAACTTCAACTTCAGTTCCCTTAACTTTCTCAGTGATTTCTAAATCACCACATCTGATCCGCTCTGCAACAAGATTGACTTTCTTAGTTGCACCAGTAGGTTCAAAGATAGTGCGGTAGACAGGTTTACCGTCCATAGTAGCTCCCGGAATAACTTCCAGAACTTCTGCATAAATCTTTACCGTGGTGGTGCCCTTAGTTGCTTGTTTCCACAATTCATCTTCAATTTCTACTTCTGCCAAAGCAGGAACACAAATCAAGGTACTCTGTGGATATTCAGCTTTTACAATCTTGTTGCCATACTGATCAACAGTCTCCGTGTTCTTTCCCGCATTAGTACGGGCTTGGAACATAATGGGAGCTTCGGTTTTGTTTCTTAGACGCATGTTGGTTTCTCCTTTTGAGAATGATTAAAACGTTAGGCTTTATATTAGATACCATACCAAATGTCAATAGCGCGAGGATAAGTTACTTCCAGTCCTGCGAAACGACCACGGCCAGGAATTTCATAGACAAGACCATGAAGTTGTACTGGCATAAATTGCAGAGGCAGAGGTTCACGAATACGAATAGTCTGAGTACCTTCTGGAGTAGTCTTGGTCAGTACAACGAAGCACTCAGAACCACCGTCACCCATACCTTCAATAGCATTGAGAGGCTTAATGGTGGTGATATTAAAGCTGTTGTTCTGAGTGAAGTACTTCAGAATGGTGGTGTCAGACAAAGACGAACGTGGAGTACTGTTAATGTAGTTCCACTGAGCCACAGGCAACCAAATCTCGGTAGGTCTGTGAATCTTCTTAGTGGCAGCATACATAGCACCACAAGCAAAGTTCAGGTCATGGATGATTTCATCCGGTGTTTTGTCAGCCCATTCTGTGTTGGTGGAAGCACCAGCAACTACAGGGTTGTGAGCAATGTTGTTAGCAGGATTGAAGAAGCCATTAAAGCTACCAGTAGAATCACCATACCAAATAGCAGTGTTGATGAATTCTTCATAGCCACGACGAGCAGCCATTGCTTTACGAGCTTCAAGTGGCATACCACTCATTTGTGCAGAAGCAACTTCGTCAATGTCATAGTCATAAGCACAGCCTACGCTCTTAACATTAATCGAGTATTCCCGACCAGAAATATCAGACTTAGGCAAATCAGTTGCGCGAGCATTGATTACCTGAGCTTTACCAATACGGTCGTAGCTTCTGTAAGTCAAAGATGTTGCACCAGCACCACCAAGGGTAAGTGTAGGGAAGCAGTCACGGGCTTCCAAGTCTGGATACAGAACATCATAAGTTGTCTGCTCAATTACTTCGAGCTGACGTTGAAAGAACAGACCATCGCTATCATTCAAGCGAGCATCTGAGTCTACGAGTTTCTGGAAGTGATCATTGAGAATCTCTACACTACCATCAGCCATTTTTACTTCACGAGCCATAATTTTACATCTCCTTTAAAAAATTGAATTACTTCTTAGCTTTCGGTTCGGCTTCTGAAGAAGCAACGATAGGAGCAGCATTGATAATGGCACGACTAATAAATACTTTAGCAAGACCACCAGCAGCACAAGAAGATTCAAACACCATGTTGCTAGACTTAACATAGCCAGCAGTTACGGCGTTAGTAAAACGACCAGTAGTCGAGTGTACATATACAGCATCACCAACAGCGGCAGCACCAGCAGAAACAACCCAAATGAAACCATCTTCCAGAATAGGAACGATAGCACCAACAGGATATGCAGAAGCACCAGTGTTAGGACGGAAGTCAGATTCAGTAGTTACCTGACGGATAGCAACACCAAAGGTATGACCCTCTAGAGCTTGACCAGTTTGAACAACACGATCACCATCAGCAGGTACGCGATCAACAGCAGTACCATAGTTAACTACGTTCTTTGCTTTGAAACTTTCACGAATACTATTAGTGTAAGACAGACCATCAAGGTTGCCTTCGATGTTGTCGCGAGTGTTAATGTTATAGGCTTGAACAGGCATTATTTAACTCCTTCATTTCGTTTAATCATGTTCTCACGCGCTTTAGTGTTGGCGGGAACATAAGTTTCCTTCTTCAGTTCTTTACCAGCAACATCTTTCAGTACCTGAGTAATGCCAGAGTCATCAGTAACTTCATCTTCAAGAAGAATTTGATAGCGAACATCAACGTATGTGTCAGACTTATCTTTAAGGTCAATGCCCTTAACTTTACTAACTACAGCACGTTTGATATCCATTTCAGACTTACCTTTTACTTCTACGTCTGCGATAGAAAGAGCTTCTGCAACAAATGCCATACGAGCTTCTACCAAAGTATCAATGTCTGCAAGCTGTGCTTGAGCATCCTTCAGTTTAGTCTCGGTATCTTCTAGCTTGGCTTTAAGAACATCAACTTCATCCTGCAACTTAACGTCACCGACTTTAGTTTCTTCTTCTTTTGGAGCTTCTTCCACTTCTTTTGGGGCTTCTTCAGCTTCTACTTCTACTTCAACTTCTTCAACTACTACTTCTGGTTCTTCTTCTTTATCTTCTTTATCTTCGTCTGCAATGTTAGCAACACCAGCACGACCATTCTTTACAATGGCAATGTGGTTAGCACGAATCATAGTTTTCTCTGCATCCCACTCACTACCTTCATCAGCTAGTTTCAGAATACAAGTATGACCAGAACTCAGCTGACTAACATTAGTCTTAACTAAGCTGATTGCATCTGCATCGTTAAGAACCAGAGTACCAACAAGTACATCACCGTCACGCAAAGGCATACCTTCCAGAACACCTTTAATAAGATCTTTAGCATTTTCAGTATTTACATCTGCTTCTGGATGACCAATAGTAATTGGCGCAGAACGATAGGAGTCAATACTGTCTGCTGCAAAGAGTTCTTCTTCTGTTGTCATAATCTTAACAATAGAATCTGGCTCTCTGTCTGCGAACAAAGCTCCGCATTCTTTAGCCTTATACTCCATGATGCCTGTTCTTGCGATAGAACAAGGAGCAATCATCTGACCACTAATCTTGTACTTTCGTTTGGTAGGCATTTGAAGTTTGTCATTAAACTGGATAGAAGCAGTAGCCTCATCACCAAATCTAACAACATCCTTACGAATGTCCTTCATATATAATCCTCATTTCTTAGGGCTAGGTTTGTCTCCACCTTCTGACGGACGAGAAATCTTAGAGGCTCCTGCTGCTGGTGCTGTAGGAACAGCGCCCATATCTTCCTTACTAAAGATGTTCTTAGTATTGAGGATATTATGTGCAGCTTGTGGTGTTAGTACACCTTGCTCTACAAGAGATGCCAAAGAATCACAAACATCTTTCTCTCTCTTATCTTTCTCAGCAGTAGATTCTGGAAACAGACTATTCCACTTATATGTATACTCACCAATACCACAATGAGCTTGAATAATAGCATCTATCTTCTCAAGTCTAGGTGCGAACATCATAGTCTGAATTGCTTCAAGAACTTCAATGTAGTTAACCATGTCACTCTCACCTGTAGCATTCATGCCAGTGGGTGATGTACTGAGAAATCTAGTTGCTGGAATACCAACTGCTGCTGCAAGAATCTCAAGATACTCCCAGCATAAGTCCTTAACTCCGTTGAGGGCTATTTTCTTCATGTCGTATACTTCATTGCTATCCATAAGAATAACATTGTATACAGACTTAAGTTGCTTCATCATTCTAAAACGTCTCATAACAGCTAACTCACCAGCAGGGTTTGTCAGCATATTTTGCAGGCCGTTAATAGTAATCACATCTACGTTTGCTTCTGTAACCAACTGTGCAGCAGACTTCATAGCAGAATGAAAGTTGTCTATCATCTCTCTGAGGGGAATCAAAACACTATCACTGTACCATTGGTTATGCCAGTTTTCATACATGGGCAGTTCTGTTCCTTCAAACCTGATCAACCGAGAGTTATGAATGCGAGCAGAACTACCAGCAATCATATAAAATTCAGGTTGACCATAAGATGGTGACAAAGGATTCTGGTCAATACCACCAGTGCCCAACAATCTAGTGCGATCAATAATTTGTAGCGACTTAATACAGTTTGGTTTTAGCCTCTCTATATCTAATGGTGTTTCCATTCTTCCTGCTTTCTTTAGGTCAAGGAGAATAGCACTTGTGCCATAGACTCTTGCCCACTTATATGCATTGTAGAATAGCTGCTGAACACTAAACAACCTGTCAGCTTCCACACCTTCTTCCGTACTAATCTCTCTCCACTTACGAGTAGCATCAAGTGGAATAATAGTACAAACCTTTTGAGACACCCAATCTTCACGGAAACGAGTAATCAGATCATCTTGATCTTGGTTAGCTCCACTTCTATTCCATTGATTGTAGGTAGTCTTATCCATCGGGCCACCTAAACCAGATACTACGTTCTCTAGTCCATCGGCAGCTTTAAAACTTTCTTCTACTCCATCTAACTCCAGTTGCTCATTCATTTTTAGCCCTCTTACTTGTATAGCCGTTGGGCTTTTCAATATGGTACTCAGGCTTAGTACTAATAATAAGTTCTGCCTTTTCTCCAGAGGTTTCTACAGTGGCAATCTTATTGCCCTGCTCGTCTACAATATGAAAGAGATTGTTGCCAGATGCTTTCTTACACAATCTTGTGTTTAGCATACATATCTCCTTATTAAACCCATGACTCGTAGTTAGCAGAGCTACCACTGTATACAATATCTACAGCATCACTAACATTATCTACACAGTCATCATGCCCTGTACCACTTCCCAAGCCTGTCATAGATAGTATCTCCCTCATGAAATGTGCTTTATGTACATGTTCATGTGGAAACCATATTCTACCTTGTGCGAAGTAGGGGATAGCATTAAGGAATCTCGCTACCTTATCTCCGCTACTCTTATCTTTAGGAACTGGCAGTATTCTAATATTACCATCTCTAGTAAACTGTTGGTTTAAGAACTGTCCACTACTCTTATCTTCCATATATA